TGCAAAATGCCAAGACAGACTGGCAAGTCCACTACTGTGGTATCTTACCTTCTACATTACGCTGTTTTTAACGATAGTGTTAATATTGGCATCCTAGCAAACAAAGCAGCGACTGCGAGGGAACTTCTCAGTAGGTTACAAACTGCATACGAAAACTTGCCAAAATGGATGCAGCAGGGTATTATATCCTGGAACAAAGGATCTTTAGAACTAGAAAATGGCAGTAAGATATTGGCAGCTTCTACGTCTGCAAGTGCTGTCCGAGGTATGTCGTTCAACATCCT